GTTTCGCAGGCTTTCCCAATCCAGGACTCGCCAGTCGGCAGGTGTCATATCATGGATCGAAACAAAGTCAGACTCTAGACTCTTAGAGAAGAGAGACTTCATAAAGAAGGTCTTCACGGTGATAATACCTCTGGACTGTCTGGCACCAACTCTGAGGCGAAGTGGTTATCTAGAGAGTTAGCCAAGCCCTGAACACATGTAATAATCCATGAGGCCCCAGGAATGAGGTCTGGACGCACCGGAGCGAAAAGCAAAGCGTTCTGGGCGAGCGCAGAAGTTAGTTCTAGCAACGTCCGAGTTGTGACATACACTTTGCCGTCCTTAATGATGGCGTCTAACTCACCGGCTATGTCCTCAAATGGCAATTCATTCATTACACCCTCCTGGGGTTGTGTATGATGCTTGTGCCTCGGGCAGGAATTGAACCCGCTTCAAGCGATTTTAGAGGTCGCCGCCCATCCAACGAGCATCCGAGGCATACAAGTGTATTATATCCAGTTAACTTTCACTTATCACTTTGGTCGGGTTATTCAACTGGACCCGACACGATCTTACTAAGCCTAGGTCACAGCCTATCACCACCTCTCGATGGTGTCAAGCCCTATGGACCGTCTATCAGCCTATCAATCGCAGGCTTACGCTCTACATGACCGATGAAGCACATCCAGCAGTATTCGTCTGGATTGTCGCCCCACCCGTGACTGCACTCCGAAGGCTTTACCCTAAGATATCTAGGAGCAGTGGCAGGCTGAGGGCCAGAGCCACAAAGTTCACAGGTCTCCCCTTCCAGGAGCAACCGGCCCGATTCGCACAGGTTGCAAACCATAGGGCGATTAGACTTGTCAACAGCCTTCTGTCGAGAAGGAGATTCTGGGAGAGTACCATCGTCATTGTAAACCTTATCGCTCTTTCGTGCGTTACATGCACGGTGCATCAGGTCCAGATTAGATAGGTCCCAAATCTGGCGCTCGGTCCAGCCATCCTGACGAGCGCGGGCCTGCGGGTACTGGTGGTCAATAGTAACTCGCTGTGGACCCTCGGTGATCGAGAAGTCCAGAGGCTTTCCACAGGAAGGCAACTTACAGTTGTCGCCGTCACGGACGCGCAACTCCGAGATAATCGTGTCTCGGTCAAGCCTAGTGTTATCGATGACAGTCATCTTATTCCTTCCTTCTGTGGTTACCTACATATATCCTCCATGTTGTGATGCCTCCATTTTACCACCGGCCTAGCGATGTGTCAAGGCCCGGCCCAGAGACTCTTAGCAAGATCACGTATGTCCTTGCCGTAGTGCTTGGTGATACTACCAGGTGGTGGTCCGCTCAGCAACTCGTAGGTCTGTAGAAGATCGATAAGATTGACAAGAAAGGTCGGGCACACCACTTGACGCTGGCCGTCATATGAAATCTCAATGAGTTGCATTGGGTTTGGTACATGTTTATTAGAACAACTACAGGTCAAGTTAGTTTCTTCTAACATCTTAATGTTATTTATCCTTTTATTTTCAAGTATAATCACTTTATCACTACCTCCTTTCCTTGTCAAGAGCCTATGACTCTAAGTTGTGCTAAGAAGTCTGCAATCTCTGCCGGGGCTGGCTCGGTAGCCTTTGGGGCTTTGATGATACCGCCAAATCCATCGTCAGGGCTCTCTTGAGTTGTCGGTCTATTCATTGTCGATACCGTCTGCACCTCGATTTCCTCCATTTGGTTACGAGGCGTGTGAGCGATTGCATTGTACACCGCCCCACAGGTTGCATCCGCCAGGTCCTTCGAGCCGGTCCTCGGGTGATCGACCTTACCATTTGGCATGATTCTTAGTTTTAGCAACTCTTGTTTGAGTAATGGGATGTTAGGGGCGATTAACCGCTCTTCATGAACGACCATGATCAAATCAGTGTAATGGGGGTTGCCTACTGACAAAACTTCTGATCGCATTCCGACGCTTCTTAAATAATCAATCATGTCATCGGAACGCCACCGGTCGAAGGTTACCAGTCTGATGTTGAAACCACGCTGTCTAAGTGATACGATGTATTCACGAACATCTGCGAAGTCTACGTTTTTATCCTTGGTTGGCGTCCACCATCTTACTGCATCTACTACCACCTGTGGTGCCGGATTTGTCTCTTTACCGGCTATTGTCCTTGTCGTCCACTTCTCTACATGGGCCAATGAAACTGCACAGTGGTCATGCTTTTTAGCAAGGTCCACATGAATGTAGTAAGTCTTGGCTGGATCGGGAAGGAAATCCTCATAAAACCGGCCTTCTTCATCAATACCATTCCTTGTAGTAAATGCCTGATCAATCTTTTGCTTGTCCTTGAACAGACCGTCGATGGCTTCCGGTGGCATGCAGGCAAATCTGCTCAGGGCGTCAACCGGGTTATCATAGAAGTCTCTCGTATAGTCATCAATCTTCTTGGTTGGATTTACCTCCCAAGACGGGCGCTTAAGTGCATAGACCCTTGGAGTGTTGTACCTGAGTATATGATCTTCTTCCCACTCTATATCAAATTCATTACCATCAGAGCCGTCCGGCAGATCAGGATCAAGTTTGAATGTGTGCTTCTTCACCAGCACATCCTTGTCCGCAATCACGTCGTTATACCGCTGTTGAATGAAGTCGCCCTTGAATCGAGGGAAAGAAAGTAATACCAGTTTGCCAAAATCTGGGAATCGAGATGTGAGGGATGCCCTATACATATCATACACGGCCTGTGCGGTCTTGGATTGCTCATTGCCGGATGATGACTCCAATGCGAATCCGGAAATCTCGTCAAGCACTACATAGATTACGTTATAACCTTCCCACGCCTCGCGCTCAGAGTGACCAGAATATACATTTACATTTTTGATAAATGCAAAGTGCCCTGCCTTTGGCTCATACTTACCCTGGAACCAGGGACTGCGGGTGATTCGGCTCTTGAAACCAGAGAAGAACACGTTGGTAGCCTGCGTAGCGTTAATAGCGATGTTGATGATATCGATGGTGTCACCGGGCGGTTTACCATAATAAGCAGCCGGGTCCTTTAGGCATAGCAATAGATATACAACATAGGCGCAGGCGATGGTAGATACAAAGTCCTTGCCCGAACCTTTACCAAGTTGGAAGATAACCTCATTGTAGGTATGCCTCCAACGTTTTTCGCCCTCTTCAACACCATACAAGTAGTGAAGGGTCTCGCGTTTATAAATCTGGGTAGATGCCTTAATCAGTTGGTACTGATGCTTGGATAATTCTACACCAAGATTAAGATAATCTTCGCTAGAAACAAACTCTTCAATCTCTACCGGCCTTTCCTCAAACTCGCCACCTTCGATAGAGTCCATAAGGTCATCGAAACTCAACATGATAAAGGCCGGTCACTCGCTGGTGACCGGCACGACCTCCCCCGGAATAGGATCAGACTGTCCGAATATGTCTCTTAATCCATACATAATGTCAGACTTTACTTCAGGGTACTTGGTGGCAAGGGTGGTAAGTAGTTTCTTAATCTTATCCGCGCGCTCTTCCATGAGAACAAGTTCATCACCCAGAGACGCATCATCATACAACCCGGCCTTTTGCAAAGCCTCCTGGCGCTTTGCCTCCACGTCGGCAATTGCCTTTAGGGTGGTTGTCTTGGTCTTAATATCGTTGGAAAAGTCTGCCTGATCCACCGTCTCCCATAGACGCTCGATGATGAGTCCGTAGTGTTTGTCCATCTCCACCAAAGCCTCACGAGCGCGGGTCTTGATGTTATCGTCATTGGCCGCTATGTATTTCCACTCGTCTATAAACACCTGTACCTCGGCACGTTTCATGCCGAGGTCTTTGGCGATCTTGTGTGGGTCGTTAGTACCCTTAAGCATAAGTTCAATGACTTTATTCATTTGAACCATGCGGTCAATGCTATCTATTTCAGACATTTGTCTTCCTTCTTCGACTCCTTTTCGGTTTTGCGAGGCATTTGATCTGCTCTGGTCTAATCGAAATCCACGAGCCATTGGTCATGCAGATCACGTCGACCCAAGAAACGTCCAACTTGCTGTTGTGGACCAGGCATCGGAACTTGTAGGTTCCGCGTCGATTCTTGATTCTCAACGAACTACCCGGCGTAATTGTGTCCTCGCCAACCTTGATTTCATAGATTACAGACATGTGCTCTACATCTTCATATGCATTCTCA